TGCGTGTTGTTGACGGCGATATTGTCAAAGTAGAAAAATACCCCGATTATGCTGTTCTTGAAGATACGCTTGCAAGAAGAACTTACGATGAGTCTGGAAACTACACAGTCACTCCATTTGAACTGACTCTGAAGGGACCAACAACAGTAGACTCAACGGCTGTCTTGAAGGCAGAACTGTCTTCCGGCAAGGCATATGTCTTCGGATATGAATTTGAAACTCAGGCTAATACTCGTCTAAATGTTCCTTGTGCCCGTGGCGTATCTCATGAAAGAACAGTAACAAGAGATTTCAATCGTGTTGTTGGGCCTTTCACGAAAGTCACATTCTCGGGAATTCCAGATTCCTTTGGCAAGACTGCTGACTTTGCAGCGCACCCGAAGGTAATTCTTTCTGCGGGTGCTAGCGGTGCGGCTATCAATCAGATTGGAACCGCAAGAATTCGATCTGTTGCCCCATATCAGTCTACTGTATTTGACCTCGGACTTTATGATATTGCAATCACGGGCGCATCGACATTTAGCGATGTGACAAGAATTTTCATGGATGAAAAGAGCGGTACAACCAAACATCTTTTCAATATCACAGGTAGTGCAGGACTCGAAAGAGAAGATCAGGGATGTCTTCTTTACCAAATTCCAGAAGGGTCTGGAGTTACGGCATTCTCTAGTGGCGATTATGCTATCGTTGCATATGCTACAGCAAGCGCATCATCTGATCCATATCATTTCAGCATCAATTCATATGTTGTTGCTGGGGATGTAATGGATTTTTCAGTTTCGACAACCCCTGTTGCACTACCAAATGCAGATGTTATGGTCTTTACCGAAGACGGTGTTGCGGTAGGAGGAACAGCAGCAAGAAATCCATCAAGCAGCACGAATTTGCAGTTGACAGTAAATGGTGCAAACGGCAAAAAGTTGATTGTCCTTGCAACACAAGAAGTTCAAAATGATTCTGTTGCGATGGGTTCGGGATACACCAAGACAAAAACCCTGAATACTTTCAGCGGAACTCTTACGGGAGCCTTTGGAACATCACTTACCGGAGATGGAAAAGGAAGCACCTCTGATGTTCTTTATCTCAATGGATATAGTGATGTCGTTCAAATATTGTCATTGACTGGTTCTAAGGGAGCAAGTTCGGGAATCGATCTTCTTCCCTACTTTACCTTCGACAATGGTCAACGAGATAGCCATTATGATTGGGGCAGAATGTATCTTGTTCCTGGTGTAACGGGAATCAGCGGTCCTTATAGCGCAACATTTACATACTACAGTAACTCGGGTCGTGGTCCTTTCACCGTTCGTTCGTATCCGAATTATGAAACAATTCCAAACTATACAAGCATGTCAACAGGAATTGTTTATAGTTTGCGTGATTGCATCGATTTCCGTCCTATTCGTGGAATGAGCGGGAACATGTCTGCAACGCCATGGATTCCTTCAAATAGCGCAGCAAACGACAACGATTTTACATACACTCATTTCTTGCCAAGAACAGACAAGATTGCATTGACCCGAGATCGAAAATTCACAGTAATTTCTGGTATTCCTTCATTGAATGCGGATATTCCAGCAGACGATCCGAATGCAATGACGCTGTATACCGTCCGTGTCAATCCGTACACATTCAGCAGCGATGATGCGTCAGTTCGATATATCGAAAACAAGCGTTATACGATGCGTGATATTGGAAATCTTGAGAAGAGAATTGAAGCGGTGGAATATTACACCACCCTCAATCTTTTAGAGCAAGAGGCAAAAGCAAAGAGCATTCGTGATGAAAATGGAGATGAGATGCCAAAGAGAGGCATTCTTGTTGATCAATTCAAGGGACATGCTGTTGCTGACAATACCGATGCAATGTTTGCGGCAAGTATTGACTATGAAAACAATGAATTGCGTCCACCATTTGCAGTTCGTTCTTATGGACTTACCGCAGGGGCTTTGAGCGGAATTACAGGGAATACAGCAGATGGAATCTATACCCTGAACTATACCACTTCAGAAGAAATCTCAAATCTTTTGGCTAGTTCCTATACGACCATAAACCCCTTCAGCGTAATCACATTCCTTGGTTCGATGAAGATCAGTCCCGCATCTGATATTTGGTATGACACCACAAAACAAGCAAAAGTCCGTGTAAATGTTGAAGGTGAAAACGACAACTGGAAAGACAATTCAAAATATGGGTTCGGAACCAGATTTAATGATTGGGAATCCACATGGTTTGGTGCAGATATTGGTAATGTAAAGAACACTCGTCCCAACTTGGTCAGAAACAAACTACTCACGACAAAAACAGAAGGATTGTCGGTAAGCAGCATCAGTTCCTCAATTGCTCCCGAAAGCATGAAGAAAGTCGTGAACAATAAGGTTGTTGCAAGAGATGTGCTACCTGTTGCACGGGAAAGAACAATCAATGTTTCTGTTTCTGGTCTTCGTCCAAATACAGCATTCCGTGTTTACTGCGATGAAGTTGATGTCACGACTACATGCACGGGAGGAGCAGCAGTAACAAATAATAAAGGAGAGGCATCTTTCCAATATTTGTTTAATCATCCTGCTAGCGGAACAAACTTCCTTGTAGGCAGACATACGATCCGTGTCACAGATGGAACTGACATAAACAATCCCTCTTCGTGGGCAATGTCCGCTGAGGCAACTTATAGCATCGAAGGCGCATACAACTCAATCGCAGAGGATGGGCAACTATCAACAAGAGTTTTGGAAACAAGAAGAAAGTCTGTAAAGTCTGATCGTGTGATTTCTAATCTTTCGGAAATTATGACAAGTCAGGGAGAAGTGCGTGGCTACAACGAGCCAATTGCACAGACTTTCTATGTTGATCCCGTAAAATATCCCGCAGGAATTTATGCAAAATTTGTTGATCTTTTCTTCCACACAAAGGAAACTTTGACAACAATTCCCGTAACAGTACAGATTCGTCCAACTCTGTCGGGTTATCCTCACCCATCGAAGGTTCTTCCGTTTGCATCTTCTACTTTGTATTCCGACAGCATCACAAATGTTGTTGACTACATCACAGACGGGGATAGTGATCATACGAGATTTAACTTCACAAGCCCAATCTATCTGCTTCCTGGCAAGGAATATGCAATTTCAATAAGCAGCAATTCTGGAAATTACTCGTTGCTTACTGGTTCTCTTGGAAGCACCATATTGACGGAATCTGAAGACGATCCAAAAATCAATATCACCAAGCAACCATTCATGAGAGCCTTGTTCCGTTCTCAGAATACCGGTAAACTATCAAAGAATGATAATGAGACTTTGGCTTTCCGCCTTGGTGTTTGTAAATTCAATGCTAGTGGTACGATGGATGTTCTCAATGAGGCAATGGGAGTAACTGCATCTCTATATGTAAACCAAATCAGATTTAATACCACAGATGCAACCCCCGAAGGAACATCAATTTCATACTCTTCTGAAGTTGCAACCAGTCCAGCAACGGAACTTGGAAACATCACTCCAAATAAGAATATTGATCCACCGAGCGGAGTTTATACGATTCCATCTTCAAATACAGAAGGTGGTGTATCTACGATTACTGTATCGATGACAAGACCAAATGTAAACGAGTTTGTTTCCCCCATTTTTGATATGGAGAAATCCAGCATTCTCACGGTCACGAATCTGATCAACAATCAAACCGATTCTGCAAGAAACGGGGCACAATACAATGGTGAATTGGATTATGTGAATACTGCATCGCAGTTCAAGACGGCTGCAAGATACATCAGCAAGAAGGTAACCCTTGAGGATGGTATGGAAGCAGAAAACATAACTGTTTCGATGTCTCTGTGCAATCCAAAGAAGAATAGCAGCACGGCATCTTCTATACAAGTGTTTGTCCGTCCTGTTCCTGTGGGTGAAACTGATCCAGAAGATGTTGAATATGTAAAACTATCTACGACAGATAGTGCAATTTCAACATCGGATGATGATTTCCGTGAAGTTTCGTTCACAAATATTGGATACACAACACTTCCAAAATTCAAGACATTCTCCATCAAGGTAGTGATGTTTGGTGCAGATGATGGGGCAGCAATTCCTCGCATCAGAAACTTGAGGATGATTGCAACATGATTCCAAATAAAGTTCCTGTTCAAAACGAGAAAATGGTCAGAGACATGAAGTCAAAGGCAATTCTCTCCACAGACAGAGATGCAATATTGGCTTATGAAAAGAAAAAACTGGAAAGCAAGGCTCAAAAGGAACGGATAAATAGGCTGGAGCAAGAGTTAGCCGACCTAAAAACACTCATTTCGGAACTTGTTCAGAAACGGTAATAGCAAATGTCCTGTACAGCAGCAGACTTAATCAATATCCAACCACTCGCTCTATCCGATACCTTCAACACATGGTTTGATCGGACAAACGAGATCATCGACTCGACAAATGCTATTAATGTCTATGAGGTTGATGTAGGACCAACACAGGGCGGCTTGATCAAGGAAACGGGATGCTCCGCAGGCTATTACAACGGTGTGGTGACTCTCTCGGTAAATCCGGGTGCAGGTATTGGTATCGGAACACAAGCGTTCACAAACAACTATAACAAGGTTGTAATTGATGCAATTCGTTTAGAAAATTTGGGCGGCGGAACAAGCACAAATCCTGCATCAGATGATTATTTTATCGTAAGCGACATAAGTGACACTCGTCAAAGCCCCGCAGGAACACCAAAGCGTGTAATTGCTAGAAGAATTCTTCCTAGTAATATTGATGGCGATATTGAGTTTACTGGCAATATTACAATCAATGGCGATTTTAATGTTGCAGGAGACACAACATATCTTGACTCAAACAATCTTCGTATTGAAGACAAACTGATTGAACTTGCATATCAGCGATATGTTGAGTTCATGGTTCAGAGTGCAACTTCAAGCCTGACGGCAGGAACATTTGTCTATGGAATGACCGCCTTCTATGCTGATACTGGAAATCCGGTTACGGCAGGACCGGCTACTACTGTTGGTACGGTCATTGGATGGTCATTCACAGGAAGTTCTCCAGGAACCACGGGGATCATTCAGATTGGTAGTTTTAGCGATGAGGGTGGAGCAGATGATTTTATTGTTGATGGAAAGGTAGTTGTAACCGGCGCACCCTTTACAGGAATTTTGACTGTTACTGGAGCAAGCGGAGTAGGTATTGGGGAGCAATTCCTATCAGACACAGAGTTGCAGCCTGCGGGTCTTTGGGTTCGTGGAGAGGAAAGCGACAAATTCTTAATATGGGTTTGCAGTTCAGATTGCGGCGCATCTCCTGCAAATTGGAACGCATGGGTAAGCAATAAGAATTTGGGAGTCACAGGATCGGACAATTGGATTCTCTCTTCGAAGTTTGCTTCTTATGGCTATTGCGATTCTTCTGTGAACAACTCGTTCACATACATTGGCGCAAATAATGCTTTCACCCGTTATGATGTTGGAACAACGCTTACCATGCGTCATAGCCCAACCGGACAGGCGGGAATAACATTCGGTATTGTCTACACGGGCAATACCGGTCCTGCAACATACCCTGGAATTACCACAACAAATTGGGTAAAGCATTTTAATGCAGATCAATTGGACGGCGCACATGCCGTAACTGGTGCAACCGCCTGGCACATTCCAATAGCATTGGATGATGGGAGAATACATGAGGACTGGGTTCGTGCAGATTCTGTTAGAAAGAAGTTCTATCAGCCCGGACATGGTTTCCGAAGAGGTCATGTTGTAAGATTTGATAGCGATGGCTCTTTGACATTTGCACAGGCTAACACGATTCCAAATGCAGAAGCATTAGGATTGGTTGATGGCATCAGCGGGGCATGGGTTGATGTTGTTTCTCAGGGGTACATGAAAAACATTACCGCCACGGGTGGCTTTGCCAATCTGATTCCATTGACAACCGGACAAGCATATTTCCTGCATCCCGATGTTCGTGGTTTGCTAGCAAGCAATGTAGACTCGGGGGCATTGTCCCTGACAGCAGGAGAAGTTCGTAAGGCAATGTTCCTTGCGAACAGCAGCAATTCGGGATATGTTTTTGATTATACCGGAATAGTTGTGGGCGAAACTCCAACCGATTATGTGTACATGAAAGAGGTCGCTCCTGTTGGAGCAATTCAGCCGTTTGCAGGAACTACAGCAGGAATTCCATATGGCTGGCTTCTCTGCGATGGTTCCGTTCTTGATCAGAATATATCCCACGAACTGTATCAGGCAATTCAACAAACACATCATGCAAAAGCAATCGTAGATGGTGAAGATGCAATTCTCATAGAAGCAGATACAAGAGGATTGACTGCCGGAGATGCACTAAGACTTACTTGGGGCGCAAGCGAAAGCGCAAATGTCCTTGTAAGCAGCGTGGATTCATCGACACGAACGGTTACTCTTGCAAGTTCTCCGTTTGCAACAGTTACTGAGGGTACAGCAGTTAAGGTATTTGGAAGAACTGTCGGAAGCACAGTAGGAAGATCAGTATTCTTCTTGCCCGATCTTCGCAGAAGGACTGTTTTTGGAACCTCTGTTGGTGACGGTCTTCGTGGATCAATTAATGATCCGGCAATTTCTGTTGGTTCCGTTGGTGGCGAGGATGATGTCACTCTATCAGAAAGCAACATTCCAGATCACAGTCACATACTATCAACAAATGTTGCACCTCAAGCAAATAGCGGAATCTATGCATCTGCTGAAACTGCTGCAAGAACCGGATTGATTGATGTTTCTGAAAATAGCGCAACACCATTTGCAATCATGCCACCGTACATCGGGATGCATTGGATTATTCGATCCAAGATTGGCTTGAGTGCAACCATTCTAACGGGACACAACCACGATCTAAATTACATTCGTTACGACATTTATCATAGCATTACTGGTGGTGCCGCAAACAATTTGACCGATGCGGACCGTGCAAGATTCCGTGTAAATGCAAAAGTTTTGCGTAATGATGGCGATGACACAATGCGTGGAACGCTGTCGATTACAGGAAATCTGGGTGTCAGCGGCAGCGTTGTGATTCAGGGACTTGGGAATGGAACAACAGCAGACCTTACAGTACCTTCAATATACGCATCGGAAGGCATATCATCAGGTTATGTAATTGCAAACATCGGAAACTTCCGTCAAAGTTTGACAGTTACAGGTCCAATGACCAACAACTTGAGCGGTACACAGGCTTTCATGGTGACAGGAGGAACCGGTACAAAGGCTATCGTAAGACCAGCACTCAATGCGGGGCTTTCCGCTGACGGACAGTATAACACCGGAAGCATTAGTGCCAATTCTCGAAATGTAGTAATTGATAGAATTACCGGAGAGGTCAGCGTTAAGCCACTTTACTTGGTGTCCACAACCGGTCCGAGCAATACGACCAATCCTCCCGCAAACTATCCTGAAGGATTTGTTTGGTATAGAACAGGAAATCCGTCTGAAACATCTTCTCCAGGACCAAAGTTCATAGAACCCGTGGTGGTGTTCAATCTCAGCAGTCCACCTTCAAGTTCGGGTAATATGATCACCATTCCATCTTCCGTGCCAACATCTGCAACAGCATTGATACTGGAAACAACCGTCAGGATAGATTCTCCTGACAACACAGCAACCGTATCAACATTCTCGGCTTCAACAACAAGTAATGGAACTAGATATAACTTTGCAGGAGCAAGGTCTGCTGGTGAGAGAGATGCTGCCGGTGCTTGTATGCAGGGAACAATACCATTCGATACGGTAAATCGCCGTTTCTATTGGCATTTGAATTTGAACATCATTGGTTCTGCAACTTGCAGAATTATCGGATACTATTAATCATGCCACCTACAATACCTACACTCGGAACTAACAATCAAGGATCGTCCCGTGCTTGTTCGGGACAGACCATGGGATATGAAATAATTCCCGTTGGTAATGTTGTTAAATTCTCAGGTATGAGAGTTCAATCTGATTCAAAGTGGAATCAGATTGCCGGATCCCATATCAATCATCAAAATCAATGGAAGCCAATTGACTCCGTGTATGTAATAAAAGATGGGAAATGGGAACAGAGTGCTAGTGAGTTGCAAGAAGGAACTTCTAAAACAAGAATCAAGTTAACAATGTGTGGTGGTTTTGAAGTATGCGGCGATGTTGGCGGAAACTCACCCATGGTGTATCAGACACCAAATCAATTGTATGTTCCGCAGGGATGGAAATTCAGAACAATCAGGTGGTCTGCAAGATATGACGATTCCTGTGACGGTGTATTTTTGGCGCAGTCGCAAAATCTAGCAAATTTTTTGGCAGGAGCAGATCCTGAAAATCCAACAATTGTAAAAAGAAAAGCCTTGATACTTTGCAGAAGATCAAGCCCCGTTTATACATCCCTCTCAAGCGCAACTGCTGCATGTGGCGGCGTAAACGCATCTGCATTTCAATGGACTACACCGACATGGGCATATCTGAGTTTACCAAATAATGAATCCGGAAATATGCGTGGTCTGCAACTTTATAGCAGAAACACCACAAACAATAATGGAATGTGTGGTGGTGCGGACGGACCTACTACTATAGTTCAATTAGTTCATGACAATTATGTTCTTCCATTTGCAGTAGATCAAATTATTTCAATGAGATCAAATTCTAATTGCGGAAAATACAGGTGCAATCACTATCTTTGTGACAACTCATCATTTCTTGAATTTGATGAACCATAAATAAATCATATGGCAATCACGATCAACAGAGACATGGATCAGGGGTCAAACTTCTCTTTTACTCATGTAGTAAAAGGTGATGATGGAATTCCTATCAATATTTCTAGTGGATACACGGCATATGCTCAAATGAGAAGATTCTATTCTTCATCGTCTGGTGTTACATTCAACACCGCCATCACAGGATCAACAGGAACGGTTTTGATTTCTTTAGGACCAACAGGAACGGCAGCGATTAAACCAGGAGTTTGGTTTTATGATGTTGAATTGCATTCGAATGGGAGTGCAACGGTTCAAAGACTAGTACAAGGAATGATAACTGTTTATCCCGAAGTTACAAAAATTCCTTGACAGATAGAAGAATGTGATTATCATCTGCCTAAATAGTTCAGTACCCAATTTACACAATGGAGATTGTAATGAGCGAATCGACAACACTTGAAGCACCGGTATCCCTTGATGGTCCCGCAGCAAACACCGCAACGACCACGGATACAACCAAGAAAAATAAGACAATCACACTCTGCATGATTGTGAAGAACGAGGCGCATGTCATTGAGCGTTGCCTTGCATCTGTCATTCCTCTGATTGATTACTGGGTAATCGTTGATACAGGTTCAACGGACGGAACACAAGAGAAGATCAAGAAGTTCTTCAAGAATGTCGGAATCAAGGGAGAACTACATGAGCGTCCGTGGAAGGACTTCGGTCACAATCGCAGCGAGGCTCTTGAGTTGGCGCAGAAGACCGATACCGATTATGCATACATGATCGATGCGGACGAGGTTCTTGTCTTTGAGCCAGGTTTTGATCCGGTGAAATTCAAAGAAGGTCTTACTGCGGATCTATACAACATTTTTGCACAGTTTGGTCAGACTCGATATCACCGTCCGCAGATGACGAGTAACAAGAAGCCATTCTACTACCGTGGTGTACTCCATGAGTATGTCGATTGCAAGACCGAGATCGGTGCCCGTGAGTTTGCCCGTGGGTTCATGAATACTCCAATTCAGGATGGTGCCCGTTCGTCTGATCCTGAAAAGTACAAGAAAGATGCCGTCAAGTTTGAAGAGGCACTTGCTACAGGTAAGGTTGAAGAAAAGGATTTTAACCGATATCACTTCTATCTTGCACAGTCATATCGTGACTCGCAGCAATGGGAAAAGGCAATGTCGGCGTATCTTAAGAGAGCCGAACTTGGGGGATGGAATGAGGAAGTCTTTTACAGCCTCTATCAGGCAGGGCGTATCATGGAGATTCTTGAAAAGCCCGTGGACAACATTCTTCAGGTATATTTCAGGGCATATCAGACCGCTCCTTGGCGGTCCGAATCGCTCTGGGCCGCTGCAAGACTTTGCCGTGCATTCTCACGGTTTGATCAGGGTTACCGCTTTGCAAAGCAGGGTCTAAAGATTAGATACCCCGAAGGTGCCCTTTTCGTGGGTCAGGGAATCTATGATTGGGCGTTGCTTGATGAATTTGCAATTGCGGCATATTGGGTCGGACAGTATCGTGAATCCCGTTTGGCAACAGGACAATTGCTTCAGCAGAACAAATTCCCCTCAGACCAAAAAGAAAGAATCGAAGCAAACCTCAAGTTTGCCACCGAGGCTCTTCTTGCCGAGGGCGGTTGACTGCGCTAAATAGTGGCAGTCTGACTTACTTGAAGGTAGGAAACTCCACTAATGGCATATAGCGCAATTCCAATCGTAGGCGGCGGGGCTGGTGGCGGCAGCGATGGTCGCAGAATTCTTAACACATGGGATGTTCCTGTTGGACACCCATTTGGAGTCGGTGATGTCCTCATCTATGTTGGGGGCAGCACCGGCTTTACTTTTGGACTTGCCAATGATTTGAATAGTGCTGCTACTGTGGGTATTGTTGAAAGTGCTGGCGCAGAAACTATCACAATCATTTATCAGGGAGAAGTCGATTTTTCTGGAAATGTAGATGTTGATGACGGTGCCACATCATTGACTGCCGGTATTGTTTACTATTTGTCCCCAACAGATCCTGGTCTTCTCACACCAACCAAACCAAATGACGGGTCTTCTTATGTTCAGCCAATACTGGTTGCAACAGATAGTCTATCCGGAATTGTCATAAACAGCCTACCACAAGCACCATCTACAGCATCATTGTTTACTCCGGTTGGATCAATGGTTCCTTGGGGTGGAAGTGTAAAATCGGTTCCATCAACATGGAGAATCTGTGACGGTGCCGCTGTAAGAAAGTCAGATCCTAGTGAAGATGGAGAAGATTATAGTGCTTTGTATTCGATCATAGGGGATCAGTACAAGATCACCGGAATTGCATCAGATGTGACGGGACCGATTGGAAATCCAACAAGAGACATCATCATTTCCTTCACAAACGAAGGGCATTCAGAATACAACGGAACAACTGCTCACGGATTACTAGCGGCACATAATGAAGATACGAACAAGGATTACATAATTGGTTGGGGTGGCACAAATGATATTGCAATCGGCACATTGACTGCTGCTGATGTAACAAGTGTCAAATTTACATTCAAAAGAGCATATACTGGAGCAACAGCAGCAGTAAACTTCTCCGCTATTTCTGAATCAAGCCTTGTTACGATTCAGTCATTGACCGCAGGAGAGGAGCCTGGCTGCACTTCTGAAAGATTCTTCATCCCTGACATGAGAGCCAGAACCGTATTTGGTGCTGGTTATTCAACAGGACTGACGGAATTGGTTCGTGGGCAAATCGGCGGCGATGATACGCACCTGATCACAACGAATGAAATACCCGATCACAATAATGTGGTGTATACGGCAGTTTCGGATAATGGAAGTGGTGTTCTTGCAATCAATGCATCTGTTCTAAATGTTGCACCGGCGGATGCAATTTCATTGACAGCATCATTTACAGCAGACAATGAAGCAATCTCGTTGATGCCTCCGTATGTCGCAGCAAATTGGATCATTCGTCACAAACAGTTCCAAGGACCAGGAATCGAAATTGGTCCTCGGGGACCGCAAGGATGCAGTATAGATGTGAAATCATCTGTTGTTGAGGGACTATGCACGACATACATTTTTGGTTATACCGGAGATAATTGTCCGGGGGTGACCTTCGGTGTCACGGTTTGTGGTGTCACGGGTCCTAGTGGACAAAACGGTACAAACGGGACAAACGGGACAAACGGCACGAATGGTTCAAATGGTTCAAATGGTGCGAATGGAGCAGATGGGGCACCCGGGAAAGACTGCACTTGCTTTGCAGGAATACAGGGTGCGCCTCCGCTAGAGAAGCACACGATTTACATTGCACCAGAATCAGACTACAAGAATGGGATTGTTGGAAATGAAAATGCAGTAATCTTCCAAAATTCTCTGGCACTATCTACGGATCCCCTCTATCCCACCGATGCAGCATACGCATTTGGTTCGCTCCGTGCAAACTACTTTGCAAACAACAGCAAAGTTGCTTTCTATGAGCGTGATCCATTTAATGTTGTCAATTCAAACTCTTTCACTTATGGATCTGTGAGAACAAAACCAACAAATCCAAATGTTGAAATTGATAGGTCTTCGGTTACTAGCCTTTCAATTATTGAAGATGCGGCAAATGGTCAATTTCTTCCAATCACATGGGTACTCACACCCGGTGTCTATACAATGGATAAGCCATGGTACAATCACACCACCCGTGAAATGTACATCGTGGGACAAGAAAACAGCGTAATTACCCAAACTGTTCAGGGAGTCACGATTTTCCCGAAATATACGGTATTGGGCGCAACGAGTGCGACAGGGTTTGGGATTATTTTTGACACAGGAACGGCAGGCACAGGACAATCAAAGCCAGGAAAGACAGGGCAAGCAATCAATGTTCTTCCCGCATTTAGTATTGTTGCGGGTAGCACAGGAAATTATGGTCTTTCTAGCGGTAATGAAAGTGCAACATCAGGTACAGCAGGATTCTTCAACAATCTTGTCGGAGCATATGAAGTTGTTGGGACTTCTGGAAACGGAAGATATCTCAGCGTAGAGTTTTTGAATGAACCCGGATTGTCGTTTGCTGCATATCTGAATAAAACATACACAGGATATTTGAACACTATCGACCTGTATACTGTTACGGTACACACAACAGGTCAGGGTGGTGCATTGTTCACTACGCCGAATACAAGAACTTTCCTTGGTTCATGGAACCCGAGAGGTCTTGCAAGTAGTGGAATTGCATTCATCAATGATGCTCCATCTTTGAGTGCCAACGATCCAAGTTTGTCTTTCTATATTCCTGGTAATCGATATAGCAATGCAACTGCATTGCAAACAGATGGCGGGACTATTCGAGCGAATGGTTGCTTGTTCTTGAACTACCCTGTTGCTGCCCACGGATACAATGGGGGAACGATTTCTCTAGGACACTCAACGATCAGTCAGTCATATTACGGAGTTGCCGGAGACACGAATGCAAATCTTCTTGTTGAGGGAAGTATTGTGTCTCGCTGCTCTATTCCTGTAATTGCAGAAAATGCTGGTTCTCTGAAGATTACTCACGATCTCAAGGAGATTGGTTTCTCTCATATTAAGGCAAATCGTGGAACAATTTGCGTTGTGAATAGCAAGGCTGAAATCGGAAGTACAAAAATTCTCAGCATTGGTGGAATTTATGCAGAAAATTCTTCGGTGAGAATCAAACCTTTTACCACAATTAATGCTATCAATGATGGGTTTTCAAAAGGTGGACCCGAACTTCAACTAGTAGCCAATCCAGGAAATAAGTTTGCATTGCAGGGAATCAACTCATTCTTCCAAACACCGGATCTTTCAGGTGGAACCGGCGGAACGAGCGGAACGGGACAAAATGGAATTGATCCCATAACAAAGAGAAATGTTCCAAAGTTCTCAGGTATTGGAGATATCGGTTTGATAAATTCCAACATGATTGGAACTTTGGATGGGGTAAACCTAAAAGCAGGATTTGAGATTTATGTGGATGCGTCTGCTGTTTCGGATGTAGTTCGTAACGAACCCGCTACAAAGGAGTGATGAATGTTCAAACATGAAGGCGACAACATTTATTTGAATGGGTTGAAGATCCCCCTAAACACATTTCTTCGTTTGGAACCGGCATACAGATCGCCTTCGGGAATCATTGTTATGTTTTATGACGGAACACGAAGAAATTATCGAACAAAAAACAATTCGTGGACAATTCCAGGAACATGGCAGGATGGAGATCGGTATCTTTCAAGAGTAGACGAATACAAGCGTTTAATAGATGGTGCAAACGCTGATGAATTTGCTTTGAACGAGGAAGTGGCAAATGCAGTAAAGGATGTAATTGCTGCCTCCGAATCGACTGAAAAGGCTAAATATCCCGTGGAGGAACAACCAAATGTCGAATTGCAGCAGCGGGATGATATCAAGCCGAAGCGAGTTAAAAGAGTACGCTCTACGAGCAAACGGTCACCCCGTACTGGAAATTAACATATCGGAAGAGCAGATAGAGGATCGCCTCAACGATGCTCTCCAGTTTTTCTCTGAATATCACTTTGATGGCGTTGAAAAGGTATATCTGAAGTACAAATTGTCCCAAACGGACATTGACAACGGATATATTTCTTTTACAGCAGATAATGTACAGTCTGAAACCGCAGATGGTTCTGGATTTCAGGATTCAGAGGCTATTCAAACAAGCCAAGATCCCGAATGCCCCGAGAATGTCCTTCTACAGAACCTGATCGTCAGCGTCACCCGCATCTTCCCATTCACACAACAGTCGGTCGGAATGTTCGATGTTCGTTATCAATATGCATTGAATGACCTGTATACATTCGGAACAATTGATCTTGTTCAGTACGACATGACACAGCAGTATCTACAGTTGTTGCGTCAGTTTTTGTCGCCAGATAAGAGCATTCGTTTTAATCGTGTGGCAAATAAGTTGTACTTGGATTCTGATAAAAGACAACTTTCTGCCGGTCAGTATCTGATCATTGAGGCATATCGTATTCTTGATCCTCGGGTATATCCTGAAGTTTACAACGACCGCTTGCTCAAAAAGTATTTGGTTGCTTTGATTCGTTGGCAATGGGGAGTGAATCTTTCTAAGTACAACGGCATCAAGTTGCCTGGCGATATCACTCTTGACGGGCAGTCGATGATGAAGGATTCGTGGCAACAAAAAGAAGACATTGAGAAAGAAATCATCCTGAAGGGCGAATTGCCCGTAGATTTCATCATGGGGTAATAGGAGTTAAATGGCACTAAATCCATACATTCGGGTCAACAACAAAACATACCTCCCTGAGCAAAATCTCATGGAGGATTTGACCGTTGAAGCGATCAAGATGTATGGTCACGAAATCTACTACATTCCCCGTGATCTGGTTCAGAAAGATGATCTGTTTGGGGAATCGAAGTATTCTAGGTTCAATACATTCAAGATGATTGAGATGTATATGGACACCACAACCGCATTTGAAGGCGGTGATACATTCACGAAGTTTGGTTTTGAAATACGAGACAGCGTGAAATTCACGGTGTCCAAAAAGCGTTTCAAGAGAGAGACCGGCATGGCAAGACCCTTGGAGGGCGATTTGCTCTATCTTCCGTTGAGCAAAGGACTCTTTGAGGTCAAGTTTGTTGAGCATGAGAATCCATTTTATTCGTTGGGCAAACTCTACTCATATCAATTGACATGCGAATTGTTCCAGTACTCTGAAGAGGAGTTCAATACGGGCGTGGAAGAACTTGATGCCGTTAATGATGAAACTGGTTTCAAAGTCAATCTCACTATAGGAGCCACCTATGGAACAGGATCTTTTGCAAAAGGCGACAGCGTTTATCAATACTCGAATGGATCGGTTACGGGGTCAACTGCGGGGGCATCTGCAAGGGCGGTGGTCCACGCATATGACGCTTACGGCAATCCAAACACAATATCTCTATCCAATGTTGTTGGTACTTGGATCGAAGAAACGGCAGCGGGAGGAACCGCCTACATCGCCAAGGCAGGAGTAAATCTCTATGCCCCAATTTCTTCCAAGACCGATAGCATGGGCATACTAGACGAAGCAAAAAATGAGGAAATTGAAACCGAGGCAGACTCGATTTTCAATTTCGATGAGAGCAATCCTTTCGGAGATCCATGATAAATGCTTGAACACTTCTACCATGGCACGATTCGAAAGGTTGTTGTTGGATTTGCATCACTTTTCAACAACATCTATCTGCATCGAAATGATGCAAGTGGCAATGAACTTGAAAGAATCAAGGTTCCGCTTGCATATGGTCCACAACAAAAATTCATCCGCCGCTTGGAGCGCATAGGAACAGATTTTGATCAGCAAAAAGTAAGACTTGAGACTTATTTGCCAAGAATGTCTTTTGAAATTAGTTCTATGCAATATGACTCGTCAAGAAAACTGAATAGTATTCAGCAGACCGTTGCATACAACTCTGCTGATCGTGGAATATTGAAGAAAAGGTTTGAGAGAGTTCCTTACAACATGACAATGAATGTTGGCATCATGACAAAGGGGACTGAAGATTGCCTTCAAATCATAGAGCAGATTCTTCCTTATTTCACTCCGGAGTATGTCTTCACGATTAAAGCAATTGATGGAATTGACACAGATGTTGACATTCCAATAGTTGTTTCATCATTGACAATGACTGAGGGAGATGATGGGTCTTATGGTGACTATTCCACAAGAAAAATCAATACTGCATCTATACAGTTCATCGCAAAACTGTATCTCTATGGACCAGTAAAGAATCAACCCGTCATTACTCAAACAGATATCAACATCTTTGATACTGACGATTACGGTAAACCGACTAACAGCATCAAGAAGTATGCAGACATTGGTGTTACAGCAGCGGACGGAATTACGGCAGGAAGTTATTCCCCATCCTTGACGGCAGGATTTACGGGCGCAACTCATGCGAATGTTGTTATTCGTGAGTATCCGCCGAACGCTTGGTAAATGAGGTAAAAAATGAGTGAAGTTGATATGAATATTGCAAAGTCTCTTGGGATTGATCCGCCCACGGAAACAACAAAAGAAATCGTTCCCGTGGAAGACAAACCGAGTCAGGACTATTCGGCGCAAGATGCGGACAAAGATTATACCGAGGTTCGAAAGAACCTAAAATGCATCATTGAAAAATCGCAAGAGGCGATTGAGGGCATCATAGAGTTGGCGCAAGATAGCCAACAGCCCCGTGCATATGAAGTTGTCGCACAGTTAATTCAGTCTTCTTTAGAAGCAAATAATAAATTGATGGACTTGCACCGCCGCATGAAGGACATCAAGAAAGAAGAAAAAGGCAAGACAACAAATGTAACTAACAATTCGATATATGTCGGCAGCACGGCAGATTTGCAAAAAATGATTCGGGAGCAACGCAAGGCTATTGATAGAGGCGAAATTATAGATGAGCAATGATCATGAAACATACTTGGGCAATCCGCTTCTCAAGGGTGCTTATGTAAAGCAAGAATTCACGAAAGAACAGTTGGAGGAGTACATCAAATGCTCCGAAGACCCGATCTATTTCATTGAGACATACATC